AACCCATTAATCGGATCCGGTGACGGCGGGATCGTGATGCCGTACCGTACAGATATCCACCCCGCCAATACGTACTTGACGTCGGCGATGTCTTCATCCTTGAGAGGCGCGATGCTGTTCAGCTGCACGATCGTCTGCGGGTACCAGCCTATGTTCCCCCAACCGTCGCGCATCTGCGTCAGAAGGTTGTCGTTGAGGATGGTCATCCCGTTGGCGGACTGCGTAGCGGTAGGTTGCCGCCCCTCGCGTACGACGCCAAGAATCTGGAAAGACTCGGTGATGATCTGCTGATTGGTCTGAGCCACGCGCGCCTCTCTGTAATATGTGGACCTTTACTCTGAAAGGGCCAAAGTCACGTCTACTTAATCAGGTGGACGTTCACCACCAGCGCCTACTGGGTGAGGGCAGCGGCGCTGTCTTTTTGTTTTACTGCACGCGGAACCAAGTACGCGGGTTCACTGCCGCTCCCGAGGCCGGCTGGAAGCCGTTCAGGGTGTACTTGTACTTGACGGTGCTGATCGCGCTACCGCCCGACGTGGAGGCCACGACGGTGATAGTTGCCGGGACACCGAGCCCCGAAGCCGCAATCACGTCGCCAGTGTTGGCGTTGATTGCGGTGATCGTCAGCACATCGGCCACAGCCGGCGACACGTTGCTGATTTCAGCGCAGCAACCGTCCACTGGATTCAGCGGAAGGTTGATGGTGACGGCGATGGCGCCGCCAGTCGTGTTGCTCAGAAGCAGCTGGTTCGTCTGCATGGTGATCGTCGAACCTGTTACCAGGGTCGCTCCACCGTAGAAGTCGAACGGAACGCCAACCACGTCACCGTGCCCATATCCAACTTGAATGTTTGACATTTTAGTTTTCCTTTAGGTTACGGATTAAGACGCAGACGCGACTTCGATGTTCCGCACAGCCAGCTCGGGGTAAGCGAGCACGGCGCCGACAATCGAGTCGAGACGAGCCGGGAGCACGTCGTTAGACGGATCCCACTGTTGAGCGAAGCGGATGTTGTACCCTTCGAACGCTTCCGCAGCCGTCATCTTGACGAGGGGGCTGAGGTCGAGCATCGGGGGGTTCGCAAACACAATCGCGTCACGGTACCAGCCGAGGGACTGCTTGATCAACGCGCCGTTGAGCGCAGCGATCGCGACAGCGCCGCTCTGACCGAAGATGCTGATGAGAGCGCCAGCGGCCGGAACGTTGTCCACGTTCTGGTATGCGCCGCCGGTGATGATGCCGGGGGCGATCGGGATCGCAATTGCACCAGCGGTATCGCTGATGGTCGCGGTCACGACGAACTGCTTGGGGCGGCCGAGGGACGCTTTCGTCTCAGGGTCGACTTCGTTCACGCCCGCGATGCTGATCACGTCGCCAGCGTTCAAGGTCGTTAGACCCGCAGCCCAGCCGTTAGTGTTCAGCGTGAAGGTGGAAACGAACGCGTTACCCGCGCCAGGGTTGGACTGACCAGCGCCGTTAACGGCCGGAGCCGCCGTAGTGCTGAACGAGCCGATGACGTGCGTCGGGAGCTTCGTGTTACGGAAGCAGACGTAGCCCGCGGCCTTGTCGGAGATCACGCCCTCTAACCATTGGTCAGAGATCGTTGACTCAGGCTGGAACAAGCCCTTGTTGTCACGGACGAAGTATCGCGAGGTTTGCGGGGTCGCCGTAAACGTACGCCGGTCATCTTCAGGGGCCAGAGCTTCCGTCAGATACTGCTCGTTCTGGAGCAGCTGATCGTAGGTCGCCGTGGTGTTGAAGGCGCCCGTGAACTTCGGCACGTTGTTGACTTGGCCCGTGGTGAAGTTCTCGATGCCGGCCGCGAGGCGCGCCATCGCGGGTTCGAGCACTTGCTCTTCGAAGTTGTTCAGCAACATCGCGCGCTCCACCGAAGTGAAGTTGATGTCGACGCCGAGCTGCTGGTTGACCAACAGGGTGGCGAAGCGCTGGACAGAGTTCTGTGCGTTCATCTGCGGGCCAGTACGCAGGGTGTACTGGAACGGCAGACGGATCGAGAGCTGTTGACCCAAGATGACCCCGTTGATGGGGCCGGGCAGCAAGCTCTGGTAGTCACGGTTCGTACGACCCGTGAAGTTGCTCTTGGCGTGCAGCAAGACGAGAGCCTTGCGAGCGACCCATTGAGCGGTGATTAGTGAGTTAGCCATTATTCCTTTCCGATTTTATTTAGTTCAGTCCGCGTCCACGTCGTGCGGTCTCGCGAGCTGACTGTTTGCTTCCTCTGTGCCGCCGAGCGAATTCTTCCATCGACATACCTGGGTCGACGATATCGCGTTCGGATGCGCGTCCGGCAGCCTTGACGGCTGTGGGCGGAGGAGGCGCCTTGGTGATGGACTTCTTTTGCCCTGTTTGCGCATCGGGCCTAGAGCCATTCTGCTTTGATCCTGAAGTGGCACCTTCGGCTTCGATCTTCGCGATCAACTTGCCTATGGTGATGCACTGCTGAGCCGGAGACTGCTTCGCGGTGCGGATTGCCAACGCGGTGTCCTTTCCGAACTCGTACAGTATGCGGCCGACGTGCTCTGATTGAGCTACGGCGATACCTGCGTCCGGGCACAGCTGGTTCTGCGCGAGCACCGGATTCTTGGTAACCACCGCATCGTAGTCTTTGTGCGTCTTCGCAAATTCCTCGATTCGCTTCTCGACTACTGCACGGCGCTGCACGGCTTCATTCTGGCCGCTCATCTCGCGAACAATCTCGCGAGCAGCGATCGCAGCCTGCGCCTTCGTCCACTTCTGCATCTTGGCTCGATACTTGTCGTTATCGAAGGCGATATCCGGGTCCGCTAGATCGGGCATCGGCTCGTCTTCAACAACAGGAGGGGCACTTGCGGCGGCAGCGGTCTGTGCGGTGGTGGGTTTACCGCCGCCCTTCAACCGCTCCAGCTCAGCTAAGGTAGCCTGTAGCTGGCTCTGCATGTGCTTGCCAAATATCTTCGTGCCTTCGAGCAGATCGTTCAGCTCTACTATGCGTTCCTCAGCAGAACCTTTCTTCGGAGCTGGCCGGACAGGTGTCGCCTCGTCGTCACCTTGCCCGCCAGTCAGATCGGTGTTGGGATCCGTCTCATCGCTGGGGTCGACGTTTGCGGTGGACGGGTCCGCGTCTTCGTCCGAAGTCCCCTCACCCGAGTCGGTCGGGTCGCCGAGTATGCCGTCTTCGTCAACGATGGGGGCATCTTCGTCAACTAACGGGTCCTGGCCTGCCGCTGCTGCGGCGCCACCAGGCGTGGCATCTACATTTTGGCCGGCGGCGACGGCAGCTACTGCGGCTGCGTCAGCGGCGCGGGCGGGTGTAGCACCGCGGAACGGGTTCAACTTGTCGTCGACCTGTTTCTGCGGGCCTTTTTCGTAATTCGCTAAATCATCTCTTGTAAAAGCCATCTCAGTCTCCTAATACACGGCATGCGCTGCCGCGAGGCGAGTCTCACCGACTGGGAAAATCAAGCAGCCTTTTTTGGCTTCTTGGGTTTAGCAGCGGCCAACGCCTTTGCGGCGGCGACCTTCTGCTCGTTCAACTCCTGTTGATGTTTCATAGTCAGCGCGTGCTTCTGATGCATGCGCTGCATCTCGGCCTCGTGGGCCGCCGCGGTGCGGCGCAGTTCAGCTTCATGCACCTGCTGGGCGCGTGTAGCTTCCGCTTGCTCGTTCGCGAACGCTAGATGCTGACTCTGGTGGCTCTCCGCCACCTGGCGCTGCTGATCTGCCTGATGCTGCTGCGCTTGATGCGTCAGATCCTGCAGGTTGTTGACGTGCTTGGCAGCCAGATCCATCTGCGCAGACTGCGCGTCTGTCTGTTGCTGTTTCGCGTCCGCGCCAATTTCATGCGCCAGCTTGATGTTCGCTAGGTGCTTGCCGGCGGTCTCGTACTGGATCTTCTGCTGCTCCACAGGGCTCGACTGAGCGCGAGACTGCGCTATCTGAGCATCGGCAGTCATCTTCGTTGTCTTACCCTGCAGGAGCTGCATCTCAAGCTGCTGTTGCTGCTCTTGCATTTGTTGCTGCTGACTCTTCTGTGAACCTACGCCAGCGGCTTTTTCCTTCTCGTTCGGCTGGATGATGCCCTGCTGTATCAGCGGGATCCGCAACCGGTTCGACATCTCCTGCGCATCTGGTGTATCGATGTTCTTCGCGATCAGGTCCTGTATCACAGGTGCCGCGCTCGGCATCGCTTCAGCGAACGAGATCAGCGTGTCGAGCGCTTCCTGTCGCGCGGACTGGAAGCTTGGGCCGATGGTGACCTCAACGTCGTAAGACCCCTTGGAGAGGTCATTCATGATGTCGCCAGTGAACTCGTTTTCCGTGTTCAGCTGGACCATCTTCTCGATGCCGTCGTGCCCGATAATGCGCGCCACGCGCTCGGAGTCCATGACGGTTGGGATCATGTCGACCATCATCTCCCAGCTGAGCTGCATCGCGGAGCTGTACCCGTCGATGAATTCGTAGCTTCCCAGGTCCGAGCGCTTCGTGTGTTGCACGAGAGCTTTGCCTGAGACGCGGTTCATATCCTCAGCGTTGCCGAGCGCTGGGTCGAAGTAGCCGATGGTGGCCTGAATATCCTGGATCGACATCTGCGCGAGCGCCATCGCGCCCTGCGGCAGATCAAGCGGCGGCGTGCGGAACGGCATCCCGCCCTCCGCGTTCTTGTCGACGTTGTACGGCAGGTACGGACGCGAGGCGACGTTCGCCTGGTTCCACTCGTTCTCGTAGCCCTTGATCATCGCCTCAGTGACGAGGTACGGGGCCTTCGGTAGGAGCGCGCTCCGCTCGATCATGTCCGAGGCGCGGGAGTTGTAGCTGCGCTGCGCGTCCTTCGAGTGACGGATCAGCGACTGGAACTTCTTGCGGCCCTCGATGTTGATGTAGCGGCCAGGGCAACGAACCACGGGGATCCGCTTCCAGTCGTAGTAGTAAGGTCCTTCGAGGACGTTGGATCCGTCGACCTTGACCCACATGACCTGCCACTTGGTGGTCCGGCGGATCATCTTCTCGCCGGTCTTCTTGTTCCGTGCGATGCGGGTGACACCGCTCTTCTCGTACGTGAGGTTGTGATCGTCGAGGTGCTGCTCGGTCGCCCTCAGGTCGGCATCGTAGTCGCGGACGGTGCCGTCGGTCATCTTAGCGATCATCTTCTCACGCGGGACGCGCTCGAAGTATTCGGCTATGCGAACTTCCTTGTCAGTGAACCAGCCATAGCTGTCACGCGACATGTTGAAGCTAGAGCGATTACCGACAGGATTCTCACCGGTCGTGTACAGCTGGTCGTATATGTCGTCGGAGATGCGCTCCGCCACGATGCACTTGTTGGCGTCGGCTGCGCATGCGTCAGCGCACTGCGGATCCCACACGACCGTCTGCGGGTTCGCTATGTTGATGACGCGTAGCACCTGATCAAAGGCGCCCTCGCCATCATCCTGCATGTAGGTAGGCATGATGCGCCATGCACCGAATCCGCCAGCTACAGCGAACTTAAACTGCTCTTTGTAGATCTGGTCGGCGCGGCTGCACTTCTCGATGTCGCGGCACAGGCCGGCGAACACGTCGGCGACCGCCTCAGATGCGCCGTCGGACGCGGGCCGCACCTTGCCGGCGGGGCGCGTCTGCCGCATGTCTGCTACCACCATGTTCACGGGCTGCAGGCACCGGTTGAATGTGTAGCATGGCTTGCCGCGGCGATTCTGGAGCACGACGGGATCCCATTGCCCCATCGCTTCCGCATTATAGATAAAGTTCAGGTCTTCAGAGTGCATGCGGCGGTTCTCTTCCCACGCGCCTACACCTTCGTCATGAAACGTACGGATGCGTGACATTAGCGCACCGTCGTCTTCAATATCGAACCCCGGAGAATGGGGGAGCGTGCCAGATTTTCCCGGCACGTTCCCGATCAGATCCCAGTTGTCGCCTGAATTGCCGGTCATTATGTAGGCATCT